GTGGTTTTTAATGGATGATGGATTTCCACGAAAGGTGACGAAAGAAGAAAAATTGGCAGAAGTAATTAAAGCCGCAGAAGATAAAACTACTGAGGTTATTGCAATGTTATCAAACCAAGCGTTTGATGCCGATGACCCAAAGGGTGAGACTGTTAAATTAAAAAAGCCAAAGGCTTCTAAGGAAACAATAGATAACCCTGATGGCATTCGTGAACCTTTTGGAAAAGAGTAAGTATGCCGCATTCTGGAGTTTTCTTTCGCAAGAAAAATACAGGTCTAGCGAAGCGTGTCCTTGATTTTTATGAGGATATTAGATATAAGTATTTATCTGCGAAAGAAGACCCCAAAGAGTATGGTAAACAATGGCGAAGTTCAGTTAAAAAAATAAGAAATGACTTTGATGGACTTAGCAATTTTACTACTGAAATGAAGCGTTATTTAGATGAAGAGATTGTATTTAGTAAAAGTACACTAGACCCTGAATCACATAATGCTAGAGAATTATATGCTTCAATTAAAAAACTTAGATATAATTCTGATGAATTAAATGACCCTTTTGCTAAACAATTGGGTGAAGAAGTTATAGCAACACTCGTTAAGGAACCCACTATATATGCTATGTTTATACATTATGCCTTACGCACACACGCGCATAGCATTCCTTCTGCATCATGGGAAGCGAAAGACCTCAGACCCGATGCCATAACCGAGGGGGCTATGGGCCTTGACCTTAGAATGGGTGATATTCCTATTTACATAATTGAACATTATGGAGATGATAAAGACACTTCTAAAGTTAAATCTAAATTTAAGGGAGCATTAAATTTATTACGGGAAGTTTATTTAATAGATTCAAATGAAGAAGATTGGGATAAATTAGTAGCAATAGATATTAAAAAGGCTGAGAAAAGTAAAGACGAAAAATCAGAAATTGAATTTATTACTCCTAATAAACCTATGTATAGAATTTTTGAAGTAAATGATATTAAAGAATTAAAAGGCTTTAGTGGAGAGTGGCTAGTTCAAGAAAAATATGATGGTATTAGAATACAATTACATAAAATAGATAACAAGGTCAAAATATATACATACAATAAAAAGGATATTACAGATAAATGTAAAAATGTAGCAGAAAAACTTAAGGCAAAGAAATTTGGGGATAGCATTTTTGATGCTGAATTAATATTATATGATAATGATGAGCCATTACATAGAGCAGATACTATTGCTCATCTTTTCAAGGATAAGTACAAAGATGCTACACTAAAAGCAAAAGTATTTGATGTATTAAATCATGAAGGTGATAACCTAATGGACAATCCTCTAAGAGAAAGAATAAATACATTATTTTATCAATTGTCTCAGCACTCATCTGATGAATTGTCCTTTCCATCAAAGAAAAATACAAGAATAGCAGATTCACTACAAGAAATAGAAAAGTATAGTAAGGATATTATGGATTTACCCACTTCTGAGGGGGTTGTGATTAAAGACTTGGAATCCACCTATTATGTGGGGGCTAAAAAGAATCCTAAATGGATTAAAATGAAAAAATATGTAGATTTAGATGTCATTGTATTAGAAAAGAAATCTACAAAGTCCAATCTTTATTCCTATTCTCTGGGTGTCGGACCATTAACCGGAGAAGAAGCAAGAGAATATAATGGTACAGAATTAAATGGTGTAACTTACTTAAAGGTGGGTAAAGCATTAAATACTAAAGAAAATGTAGACGTTGGAGACATTGTTAGAGTTAAAGTAGATGAAGTTAAAAGGTCAAATGGAGGATATAGTTTATACACCGCTAAGGTAATTGAAATACCCGAAGTGGACACTCCAGAAAAAGTAATTACATTAGATTTATTATCAAAAGAAGGAAGGAAATCTTTAAAGTATGATGTACAAGATGCCTTATTAAAATATACAATTACAGATGGCGTTCATGGTAGTGCTGATATAATAATGAAATCAAATTATGATGGATTTACAATTTATGGATTTGATGGAGATTCTTTAATGGAAAAGAATGCTTTAGTAGATATAGATGTGTGGAAGCAACAACTAACAGAAATAACTAAAGCAAAATCTGCGGAGGCTAGAGTTTTTATTAAACAATATCTTCACAAGGAAGATGGAGATGAAAAGGGAATTCATGTTGCTAATATTATGAAAGTTTGTAAAGAAAATATTCCTAACTTAACTGAAGATTTATGGGATAATGATACTAAAAAGTTACAAAATTGGATGAATGATTTTGATGATTTTATTAGATTACCAAATAAACATTTTACTGCAAATAAGGATAAGTTAATTAAAGAGGGAGATGCAGAAACAAAAAAAGGAGAGTTTAAATTACAGATGAGAAAGGACAAAAACATTGAATTAGTGATAAATGTTAATGATAAAACTTTACTTTGGGTTATTGATATTGAAGATGCAGAAGACATTTTTAATCTGTTTGGTAAATCTGGGAAGTTTCCTGCAGAAATTGGTGAAGTGTCACAAGCAGAAAAATTATTAGATAAGGGAGAAATTACATTAGGCGCACAAAGACATGGTTATCATGAGTATCGAATAGATGGTAATAAGTTTGATACTAGATTGCACTTTAGAGTGGTACCTGTAAAAGAACAAGATAAATGGCTTGTTTGGACAGGAGTTAAACAAAAGATGCTAGATGAGAGTAAAGATGAAGGTATATGGGATATTACTGACGATAGGCATAAAAAATTAACCATGCAAATTGCCTAATATCGCTCCGTTCATATAGTCAAGTCAGGAAGTGATGTTGTGTCGGAAGCCCAATTGCTTAAGTCTCATACAGAAGGAAACTTTAGTATATTAAAATCAGATGATTTAGTTATTGGTGGTTATGCTTCAATAGAAATAGTAGATAAACAAAATGACTTAATAACCTTAGATGCTTTACAAGATGCAGTTAAAAAATACATGGAAACCCCCAAATATAGAAATGTAATGTCAAATCATTCAAATGTTCAAGTGGGAGATGTAATAGAGAAGTATAGAGATAAACATGGCTCACTTCACAAAACACAAGTAGATGATGTAGGATTTTATGTTGTAATTAAACTACGAGATGACATAGAAAAAGCAAAAGAAATTTCAAGAGGGATTAGAAAAGGAACTCTCCGTTCATTTAGTATAGGTGGACAAGCACTATCAAAGAAACAAAAAACTAGCGATGAACTAGGTGAGTATAACGAGATAGAAAAATTAGAACTCCATGAAGTAACAATTTGTGAAAAAGGAATAAACCCGGAAGCAAAGTTTGACATTTTAAAGGAGGAGAAAAGCGATATGACCGAAAGATTGGAAAAAGCGTTGGAAGAACTTAACGACCTGATGAAGGAAGTTAATGACTTGAAGAAAGAAGAGGATGATGTGTCATTGGAAGAAGATGCACCTGCACTAAATGCAGATGTTGAAGAGTCCAATTATGACATTGAAGCCCAAGATGCGGAAACAGATGATACAGCAGATGATATAGAAGATGCTGATTATGCTGATTTCGATGATGAAGCCAAAGGGAAAAGTGGGCCTGAAGGATTCGTTGAGGATGGTCGTTTACCGAACCATGATTCAACAGCAAAGAAGCACCCACAAGGCGCACAGTTGGGCCAACTATACAAGGAGTGGGATAATACTGATTTCTCAACCTTAGACCTATCTGTGGAAAACATAGAGAAAGCCTACGAAGCGTTTAAGGCAGAACAATTGGAGAAGATGGCGTATGATTCGCTAAAGACCCGATTTGAGTCTAGGTTTGTGAATGAGCAAGATGTCCGAAAGGCCACTGTTACTCGTTCTGAATATGATGCTGCGTCTGAGGTTGCTAACTTAAAGGAAGAGTTTGAGTCCTTGAGGAAGAGTTTGACCGCTAAGAACGATGAGATTATTAAGGCACAAGAAGTGACTATTGAAGTACCTGACGTAGAGAATATGTCTTGGGGAGATATTCACAACTTTGTGGCTCAATACGAGGACTGATTAATATGAGTGGATATATTAAGACAATGAGAGACTTGGAAGCCGCTACCTATGGTATTAGGGGTGGTTCAGGTAATTCGCTGCTTAAGGCCGCAGGTGTTGTTGGTGGTTTTGGAACCGCACACGATGCTTCATCCGGGATTTTAACCGGTGCTGGCCCTACTGCGGTAAGT